AGCTTTTGGATCAATGGCAAATTCCTTACAGTTTCAGAGCTTCACCACTTCCTGAGTACAATCTGGAATTTAAAGAAGGCACTCATACAATCTTGTTAAGAACAATGCTCACATATCAGAGATTGCGAGGCCAGAATTTGTGCGCAGTGGGATTTGATGAGGCTGACACAATTCCCAAGAAAGAGGCTGAGCAAGCCATGAATATGGCACTTGCAAGATTAAGGTCAGGTAATGTTCAGCAGTTTTATGCAACAACAACTCCAGAAGGTCATGGCTGGGCTTTTGAAACATTTGAAAAGAATAAAAAGTCTGACACAGGATTAATTCAAGCAAAGACAAAAGATAATCCATATTTACCAGAAAACTTTATTCAATCTCTTGAAGAGAATTATCCACCGCAACTAATAAAAGCTTACTTGCTTGGTCAATGGGTCAACCTCACAAGCGGCCAAGTTTATGATAGGTTTTCCAGAGAAGATCACGTTATAAATAAAATTCCATTTGATACCAAGATGGAAACTCTTTTGTGTGGGGTTGATTTTAATGTTATGAATTGCAACTGTGTTGTTGGTGTCAGAGATGGTGAAAAGCTAGTGATTATAGATGAAATCAGCAAACAAAAAGATACTGATGCATTAGCACAGGAAATACGCAGACGCTATAGTTCAAACAGAATATTAGTTTACCCAGACGCAAGTGGTTCAGCACGTTCAACGATCAATGCCTCGAAAACAGACATCGCAATTCTCGAAAGTTACGGATTCCGTTCAATGGCTCTCAAAAGCAATCCCTTTATCAAAGATAGAGTTGCAACCGTCAATGCGTTATTACAGAACGGCAAAGGGGAAAGACGTTTGGCGATTCATGCCAGTTGTACACGTTTGATTGAGTGTCTTGAGTTGCAAAGCTACGATGAAAAAACAGGAGATCCAGACAAACAGAACGGATATGATCACATGAATGATGCTTTAGGTTATTTAGTATATCGTGAATTTAATTTGCTATATGGTAGGGCGGGCAGACCAACAGGAATTAGAATATATTAAAGACATGATACTATTGAGGCAAAACTGTGTATAGCTCATTAAATATTTACAATCAACCTATAACACAGGCTGTTTCTACAGTTGAATCACCAAACGCTGCATATCAACGTATGGCTCAGTTTTGGGATTTAATCACAGATTTAAAAGAGGGTACATACAAAATTAGAAGTGAACATAGAAAATATTTACCACAAGAAGCTAGAGAAACTGACGATAGTTATGACGTTCGGCTTTCAAGATCAACTGTTGTACCTTACTTGCAACGAATCGAGAAAATGCTGTCAGGTATGCTTACAAGAAAACCTGTAAGGCTTGATGATGTTTCCGATTTAGTTAGAGAACAATTATTTGATGTTGACCTAGAAGGGAATGATCTAAATGTCTGGTTATATGAAACAGCTAGAACAGCGATTTCATTTGGGCATTGTGGTGTGCTTGTAGATGCACCTAAAGATGGAGATAAAACCAGACCTTATTGGGTAACATATTCACCACGCAATATTCTTGGATGGAGAAGTGAGGTTATAGATGGTGCAAGACAGCTTACACAGTTAAGGTTGTTGGAGAATGTTGTAGAACCTGATGGAAAGTATGGAGAAAAGCAAGTAAAGCAGATTAGAGTTCTAGAGCGTGGTCGTTATGAGATTCATAGAAAAGACAAAAAGAATAGTGAATATAAATTATTTGATGAAGGTGAAATGAGCCTAAAGGACAAAATTCCTTTTGCAATCGCATATTCAAATAGAGTTGGATACTACGAAAGCCGCAGTCCTTTGTATGACATTGCAGAACTTAATCTCAAGCATTACCAAATTCAATCAGACTTGGATAATATTTTACATATTAGTTCTGTACCTTTACTCGCTGTCTTTGGTTACCCAAACGCTGATGAGATTACAACAGGCCCAAGTGAAGCTTTGGCATTGCCACCAGAATCAAGACTTGAATATGTAAGCCCATCAGGTGACAGCTATGACAGTCAGTTTCAAAGGCTTGGTGATCTTAAGGAACAAATAAACACATTATCATTAGCTGCGGTTCTTGGGCAGAAGTTAGTAGGAGAATCAGCAGAGGCTAAAAGGATAGACAGATCACAGAATGATAGCACCATGATGGTTATTGCCCAACAGATGCAAGACTTGATTGATAACTGCCTCAAGTTTCATAGCGAATATCTAAACGAACCTAACGCTGGTAGCAGCTTTGTAAATAGAGACTTTGTTTCTACAAGGCTTGAGCCTCAAGAGATAACAAGTCTGTTGACATTGTTTACTGCTGGCACTATCTCACAAGAGACACTTCTAAACCAATTATCTGCTGGAGAGATTCTTGGTGATGATTTTGATATTGAAGAAGAAATGGAAAGTACGCAAAGCGGAGGATTAGTAGAAATGGAACCACCAGAAGAACCAGCTACAGATGATGATGACGAAGATACAGAAGAGGCGGCTTGATGAATGAGTACACCCGAAGCATTTTTTAGAGAAACTATTGATTTAAACAGATATAGTAATGCTGTTGCAAAAAAATATGCCATTACTTATAACGAAATAATATTAAACGCTGTCAATGAATTAAAAAAAATAGATTTAAGACAACAAACCGCAGGAGAAGCAGTGGTTATAGCACCACAGACCAGAAAAAGGTTAAGGTCAATAATCAAACAAGCAAAAGATAGTTTGAATAAATGGTCTGGTGCAACCGCAAGAGATTTTAAAAAAGAATTACAAGGGGTTACTATTTTACAAACAAAGTTTGTAGAGAATGAATTAAAAAAAGTTGTAAAATCTGGGAATATTCCGATTAATTCTGTTGCTGTCAGCCCAAAATATGCGGAGTCGGTAATAATGACTGATCCAACACGAGTCAATATTTTTACAAGTACAAACTTTAAAGAGGACGATTTCATTAAGTTTGGTTCTGGTAAGTTTGACCTTACATCTACACAAGGGGCAGCTATAACCTTGCCTAATGGAGAAACTGTTAATAAAGCATTTAGAGGAATAGCTAGTAAATCACAAGAAAGACTTGCTTTGGCTATAAGATCAGGAGTGTTTTCTGGTGAAACAACACAGCAGATAGCTAGAAGAATGATAGGAAAATTAGAATTTGCAGACTTTGGCCCTTTATCAGTAAAACAACTTGCACAATCTGGTGGTGAACTTACTAAGTTAGCTAATAATCAAATACAAACGATAGTAAGAACATCTGTAAATCAAGTGCAGAATCAGGCATCACAGGCTGTTTATGCAGCAAATAGTAAAGTTGCTCCTAAGTATGAATATGTGGCAACACTGGATAGTAGGACAAGTCCCATTTGTAGAAGGCTTGATGGACAAAAGTTTACGTATAATCAAGGCCCAACACCACCACAGCATTTCAACTGTCGATCTACTACTGTTCCTGTTGTTGATTATGCAGGGTTAAAGAAACAAAAAGGATTTGAGGATCTAACACCGCCACCAAAAGGAAAAGTTTTTACTCGACCTACAGGAGAGGGAACTGGCAGAGTACCGCAGGGAACAGCTTATGGTGATTGGTTATTAAAACAAGATAAAAAGCTACAGTTAAAGACTCTAGGATCTGAACAAAAAGTAAAAATTTTTAAAAGAATCGCCGAAAAAGAAGGATCAGGACAGGCAGCAATAAGAAAACTTGTTAGAGATGATGGTAGCGAAAGAACCTTAGATGATTTAAAAAGATTATATACATAAAATTATGCCACTCAAAAAAGGTAAATCTCAAAAAGTAATTTCCTCTAATATTCGTTTGTTAATGAAGGAAGGTAAAACATTAAAACAAGCACAGGCTATCGCATTATCAAGTGCTAAAAAACGTAAAAGGAAGTAATATAAAGTCAGCTACTTTTATTGTTATGCCTTCACATTATGGTTCAATGAAGCCAAAGTCAAAGAAGAAAAAGAAGGGAGGTAAAAAGTAATGGGATACCAATTTAAAGTTCAATCTTATGATGAGCCAAAGAAAGAACCAAAAGCTACTCCTAAAAAATCTAAAAAGGTAACAAGTGAAAAGGAAGAAACTAAGGCGAGTTCCTAAAGACAAAAAAACAGGTATTGCTAAAAAATACTTATCTGGTTCTAAAAACAGGGCTGCAAAAGCGGCTGAAATAAAAAGGACTGCTGAAGCCTACAGAAAAGGAGAGTTTATTGATATAAAAGCTGTACAAAAATCAAGGGTTGCTCAAAATGTCACCACAAAGAAAAAGAAGAAAACCACTAAGCGGAGCCGTAAAAAAAGCTCTTAAAGAAAAGGCTGAAGGAACAAGGTTTTTTTATGGTGAACTTGCAGAAGTTTATCGCAAAGGGCAAGGAGCTTACTTATCTGGTGGCTCAAGAAATACAACAATGCAAGCTTGGTCTTTTGGTAGGGTTAATAGTTACATGAGAGGAGATAAGGCGAGAACCGCAGACGCATCTATATATACTAAATACAATAAAAGGAGGTAACTATGAAGCTAACTACCAGACAAAAGAACACTCTTAAGAAGCATCAAGAAACACATGGGCATACAAAGGCTCATATGGAGTATATGAAACGCAAGATGAGAGAAGGGGTTTCATTTACTGAGGCACACAATATGGCAATGAAGAGGAAGGGAAAATGAACTTTCAATATGATCTTTTCAATGAAGGTTTCAAGACTAAAAATGCTGAAAAGCATGATCGTTTAAGGTCAAAGCAAAATGATTATTTAGACAGTCACCATCACCCACAAGAAAAAATACAGCAGCTTATTAAATTAGATAAATACATTCATGGTGATATTCTTGAGTTTTTTGCAGGGCAAGGCAATCTTTCAAAACATTATGAACAAAAAGGTAAGTTGTACAAATGCACAAAAGAAACTACAGGAGACAGCTTTCAGCATCTATTTGAATTAATAAACAACAAGAAAACCTTTGATGTCATAGATATTGATTCTTATGGTTATCCAAGTCAATTTATGGATAATGTTTGGCACGTTATGAAGCCAAAGAGTTTATTAATACTTACTTTTCCTGTCATGGGTGTGCAATGTATAAATGGCATTGTTGAACAACATTTTATAAATTTTTGGAGATCAGCAAGACCTAGTACTGGTGATGTTGTTGGTGCTGTCACTGATTATGGTCTGAAATATTGGTATTTACCAAAATTAATTGATGTTGTAAAAATAAAGCCTATATGGAGATATGTGTTTGAATGTGAGAGAGTAAAAGCAACAGAGTTTTGTAGTACAAAAAACAGATGAGCAAAGATCCGAGACTTAAAAAGTTTGGTTTATCTGCTTTTAATAAACCTAAAAGAACTCCATCACATCCAACAAAGTCTCATGTAGTTTTGGCGAAAGAAGGGGATAAGGTTAAGTTAATTAGGTTTGGTATGCAGGGAGCAAAGACAAAACCACCTAGAAAGGGCGAATCAGAGGCAGATAAGGCAAAAAGACGCAGTTTCAAGGCTAGACACGCTAAAAATATTGCAAAAGGCAAAATGTCAGCAGCTTTTTGGGCAGACAGAAGCAAGTGGAGTTAGTATTGTAAATAATTGTTAATTTTTATCTATGGCAGAAGAACCAATCAAGCCAAATCCACCTGTTGATACAACAGCACTTATGGCAGAAGTTGAGGCATTAAGAAAAAGCAACAGAGAAATTTTAGATGATTATAAAAAAGCAAAGGAGGCAGCCAAGGCAGTACCTCCAGATGTAGATGTTGATGCTTTGATTGCTTTTAAACAACAGAAAGAAAAAGAAGAGCTTGAAGCAAAAGGCAGATATGATGAAGCAATTGCAAAACAGGCTCAACAATATCGTGACGCAGAGGAGGCAAAAAACAAAAGAATTCAAGAACTTGAATCAAGGCAAAGACAGCTTGAAGTTGAAGCTCCAGCAGTTACAGCCCTTGCTGATGTGGTGCATGATCCCCAGTATGTACTTTCTCGCATCAGTAAGGATCAGTTATCAAGAGAAGCGGATGGCACAGTTGTTGTCGTTGATGGTTATAACAGAACACCAGTGAAGGATTGGGCTATGTCTAATATGCCTCAATGGGTACAGAAAAATCCAAGACCTCAAGGAGGTGGAGCTACTACAACAAAAGTACAGACAGAATTTGTTACTGCTGCTGGTGAAAAAAATCCATTTGCAAAGGAATCATTTAATTTAACTGAGCAAGCTAGATTATATAAAACAGATATTAATAAATATAATATGCTCAAAAATGCAGTTACAGGTTAGTATATAGACAACGTGGTT